GGATTGCCGTGACGTGTTTTTTTGATACGGGGACACTGTTCATGGATGGAAAGTTTGCCCCCGCTCATTTTACAATCGGTGAGACTCTGAATTGGTATCTTGGTGAAGCCATTACTGACATTGATATTGAAGAACTGTATTTTGATAATTCGGATGTGCGGGGAGAACGACCTGCTCATTCTTGGGAAAAACGTACATTCTTACTAGGTCACTGGAAACAGTATGCAAGAAATAACATTCGAGTTCGAATCGTCATTCGTCTAGGCGATTCTGATTCTGAATTTGATTCAGAGAAAAACGAATCCATTTACTTATCCATTGGTGAAGATCAACCAATCCTCGAACTCCAAGATGAACCAAAACCCCTCGACATACAGCCCTTCTCCTGAAGCACCCAGCGATGACGATCACTACAGCGACTCTGATTACAAGATTGCTGTGTTTAATGATTTCAACGATAATGATATTATTTATGTCCGTTGGAGCGTTCCACATCAGATGGCGTACATGTACTCAATTCTCGATCGTCCGACCCAATGGGTTCTTCCGAATTGGACAATCAGAAAAACCATTAAAGTCGGGATGGGAATGGGGCACCGAGTCGATGAGTATGACTTTGACATCGAAGATGTATTCGAGATCGAACACCGTGAACGGTTAGGAAACGACGGGCTACCAGAAATTGTCTTCCTGAATCCCGATATTGATGACGAGTATCTCAAGATCGAGAGGATTCTTAGTCGCAAGTGGAATTGTTATGCGGCAAACAAGATCTGCTTTGATTTCCAGGTCCGTTAAGTATTTAACTACATTCAGTCTTTTCACGTAAAGACAATGAACGACAGTATCGTAGCGTCAGTTGTCCAGAAGTTCCTACAGCGATCAGAACTTGGACAGCAAAAATATGGAACGACTCTAGACCGCGATGATCTGAGTATTCTACAGTGGATTCAGCACGCACAGGAAGAACTGATGGACGGTATCCTCTATCTTGAGAAACTAAAGACGCAGGTAGAGGGAGTCAGGAACCACTAGCTTCTGCATCGTTAATTGAAGCACCAAGTCTCTGAAATTCCAGGTGGAATTTCATGAAGGGATGATGTGCATTTCGACTCTCTACCACCACCAATACTTGCCAACGATGTCCTTGATGAGGTCGAGAGAACATATACTTAAACATGAAAATAGTAATCGTTGGGGCTGAGTGTTTTTACAATGTTATATCCATACCCTTGAAGAATCGAGCATATTTCTTCGCCTGACGTACCTGCATCTGTAAGAGTAGAACCAACTTCGAATATACCAGCTTTAATCTTCTTATTTGATAACATTTTTTTAGAACCGTCGAACACTAACTTTTCAGCACCTTCAACATCAATTTTGATGAAGTCAATGCTTGAAATATTGTTTTCTGCACAGTAAGAATCGAGTGTCTGACACTTAACATTTAGCGTAACGATTTCCTGATTAAGTTGTTCAAATACTGGTCGACGTATCACACTGCTAAGACCCACGCTGAGCATGGGTATGTGTATATCGATATAACCATTCATACTTCCGATACAATATTCGTTCATCTTTATCTTCGGGTATAGCTCAAGCACGCGTTTCGAAAGAACTGGATGTGGTTCAAAACAGTGAAGAGATCCTCCTGTTAGTAGTGAATTCAAGACTTTAACAAAGCTCCCAGCATTACATCCAACATCAAAAAATACACCGGTTTTCGAATCTGGAAACTGTCTCAGAAATACAGTCATAACTCCATATAGCATTGAGTAGTCTAAATTGTTAAGTTCTTCAAACTGGTGTTTGTCGTAACACCTCTTAAGTATATCATCTTGTGATGACATTTAATATAAATAAAGCATGCTGTCTAAGTGATTATAAACGCAAGTACAGAGAGTCAGGAACCACTAGACCCCGCACGAGATCAACCCTGATTTCGCGCAGAGTTTCCAGAACGTCTAGTTTTTGTGTGATGGTCGCCAGCGTGATCCATTCATCCACAATATTTGCGGTTTTGAGAATCGCCTTCATGAAGTTGCCCTCATACACTCCGTAGTACGAACAGAGAACCGACATCTCTTCCTCGTGCATCCACCGATACACGATCTCTGGCCAGTAATTATGTACTGACCAGTACTCTGGTTGGCTCTTGGGGTTCTCATGGGCATACAGATCTGCCGCGATCTTATGTACGGTCTTGAGTGCATCCTTGAGCGTATCTGGAACATGCAGACAGTCAACCGTAATCGGATCTTCGGTCTTCTCGCCCTCCACGAAACACGAAAGCAGAGCTACTAACTCTGCGCGGGGAAGAGACATGCCCGACATAAACATCTTGGACATCACAAGAGGATTACCCTCATTGATTTCCGATGCCAGAACGCCCATCTCCGTCAGGGACTCGCCGTCCGCATACCCTAGACGCTGTAGATTGGCAAGAAACGGGACCTGAATGTTGTTGAACGCATCCACCTTTTCCTGAAGTAGAGTAATCGCCGCCCGATTCTTCTTGAACTCCTTGAACTCCTGCCACCCCTTTTCCCACTTAGGACCCATATGCTTATTCTTCCACGAATCAAGACCCTGCTGCGCCTTCTTCCGCTCAGCGTTCTGTGTCATACGAATCTGCGTCTCGTACGTATCCCGCACCTCAAAGACCGCCACATCCAGCCAATCGTACTTCTTCTGCAGCTCCAGAAGTTCTACCTGCCGCCCTTCCGTCTCCGCCCGACGCTGGACATACCAGTACGACTTCTTCACCAAGTCCAACCATCCTGTCGTTCCACTCTGTAGACATTTGAGAAGAAAGTCGTAGTGGAAATCCATGCGAGACTCCAGAGACTGCTTCTGACCCGTCATCATCTCTCGCACATCTTCGAGAGTCTCAGGCTTGCGGTCTGGGAGGTAGTACACGAATCCGCGCGTATCCTTTCCACGCCGCCCTGCCCGCCCTGCCATCTGAATGTACTCATCTGTCCGTAGCATCCGCAGATCGCCCTTAGCATCATCATACTTGCGGTAACTCGTGAAGATCACCGTCTTCGTAGGCATGTTGATACCGACTGCAAATGTCTCGGTCGCAAACAGCAGTTTGATGAGGCCACGAGAGAAGAGCATCTCCACGATTTCCTTCAACATCGGCAGCATTCCACTGTGATGGAATGCCACACCTTTCAGGAGAAGATCCATCAGCGTATGGTACTGTGGCAGTGTTTCGAGATCAGGGTACCGGTGCAAATGAAATCGCACAATGCTCTTGATATTGGATCCCTCCATTGCGTCAATGAGTGTAGACGACACCTTGGACGCGTACACCTCACAGTTCTTCCGCGAGAATACGAAGAACATTGCCGGCAACTTCTCCTTGACATTCAAAGTATCAATCATTTCGTTCATTTGGTGCAGAAAGCTGTTAGAACGGATTTCGCGAGCCACAACTGGATCGCCAGCAACACGAGACCGGACAGCATCAGAATGTTTCCGATTCGCATCTTCCAGACCTTTAAGATACCTGAGATACTCCTTGTAAGCTTCTCCATGGAATACATCTTTCTCATCCATGATAACCTTTTCTCCAACTCGGTGCTCGAGCGGAACGACACGGTACTGCGTGGAAATGAGGTGCATCGGAACCTGTTTCATTTCACCGATCCACTGAGCAAAGACGTCTGGGCTTTCAATCGTTGCCGAGAGCAGAACCAGACGAATCGTCGGTGGAAGGAGGATGAGACATTCCTCCCACACCTTTCCTCGCGCTGGATCGTTGAAGTAGTGGACCTCGTCGAAGATCACAGCATCGATTCCGTCTAGCGAGAGAGCAGATGTTGATCCTACTCCCTCCGTCGACGAGCCGATCTTGAACAGAAGATTGCGCAGAATCTCTGTCGTCATTACCACTACATCCGCTTGGGGCATGAACTTGATATCGCCGGTCATAATACCCACCTTATTGGGATACAGCTGCTTGAGATCGTTGAATTTTTGGTTGGAGAGTGATTTGATGGGCGTCGTGTAGAAGACTCTCCGGCCCTTCTTAAGAGAGAACTCGATCTGATACTCGCCCACCAATGTTTTTCCACTGCCCGTCTTGGCGGTGACCAACACATTCTCGCCAGATTGGATGGCGGCGACAGCATGTTTCTGGAAGGGATCCAGAGGAAACGTGTAGTTCGTTTCGACCTCGGGAGCCTTTTCGATATCGCAGATACGTAACATTCTTGTTTTCAGGTTTCTTACCTTGAAATCGTATTCGTTTTACCTTGTTTAGAACAGTGTGGGGGCCATGCGGCGGCAGTAGGCACCGTCCGAGAAGTAGTAGACAAAGTAGAAGGGGCCAAAGATCAGAGCAAGGAAAAAACCGAAGATCTTCTCGACAATCGATCCAGAGTATCCGAAGCACACAAGGGAGAACACGAAGCCAATGAATCCAAAGAGCACCCACGCAAACGCAAAAATACCAGCCCACGTCGGAGCATCAATCAGCTGCTTCACCGACGCTGCAGAAATGCTGGTGGTCGAAGGAGCCGTCGATGGCGCAACAGGGGACGAGGACGATGTTGCGCTCTGGACAGCAGGAGCCGAGGCCTGCTGGAGACCCGGTGATCCTGGGGGAAGAGACGCGGCGGCTGTCGCCTGTGTTGATGTGTGCTGATCGCGACCAGGGGAATCGTGGGGTAGGCTGCTCATTATTATATCTTCCCGGTGAAGAATTTCAAGCGAGCTGCTCGAAGATCCTCTTCCGTCTTTGGCTTTTCTTTGTTCGCCAGAGGAGTGTCGCCTACATGATGACCCTCGACTCCACACATTGAAATCCACTGCTCTTTCGTAATTCCCTGCAGCGTCTTCAAACAGATTGAGAGATCCTTCTTAGATTTCTTGCCCATATGCCGAACATACGAACAGTTTGTCATCACAATGTAGCGGTCCCACGGACCTGTGCGCATACACAAGGCATAGAATGTTGATAGAGCCTTCCAGGTGACAATCTTGCTTTTGACCTCCTGTTTCTTATACTTGCACTGAACGGCTGAGTACAGCTTTCCCTTTCTGCACACAAGATCAATGCCTACATCAGGACGCTTCATTCCTAGTTCAGTCAAGAGGGTATCGGGGACATCGGCAAGCAGCCAAACGTCGTCATATCCCTTCACATGTTTCAGGTAGAGTACACAGAACTCCTCGAAGATATCGCCTCTCATTTTTTTGTTGTCCCGCACTCGCATTTCGGTAAATGAGTGGGCGGGTTCATTGTAGACTTTCTGGCACTCACGTTCAAATATATCCCAGAGATTCTTGTCGCCATGTTCGAGAAAGATTGTGTGGAGAAGCTTGTTCATTTCATGTACTCTAACCTAAAAAAGTCCCAGACAAATCCGTTTTACATGCTTGCCGAGAACACGGTATGCGCAAGGCTACGTGCATCCTCCTCTGTAATGTTCTGAATTGTACGAGAGACATCGCACAGTCCATCATGAATCTCCCCCCACATACGATCATCCCAAGGAACAGGTGTTGTCCGGGGAGGCTTTCCGGGAAAGTTCTCGAGAAGTAGACCATCCTTCTTGCCCTTCATGAACATGTAGCACCGGAGCTGGATGAAATCGTAGGCAGGCGGCGTCACCCAGAACCGCTTACGATTCTTGGTCTCAACAACCTTACCATCCTGCATACCATCCAGATACCCAATGAGACGGTACTCTGGGCACTCGAACTCTGTGAACGTATTGCGATCGGTGACCTCCTTTCCCGTTTCTGCGGCATGGGTATTCTCAGCCTTATCCTCCAGCCGAATTCCGCGACGCTTCTGAATCTCGCTCGCTAGAACCTGGTGTTCCTGCGTGTTCTCGATGGAGGCAACAACCTCCCGACAAACAGTTTCCGCCTCAACGGTCGACTCTCCGGTCGAAATACGCTGAACAGCAGCCTTCACATCGTCAGACACAGGGGTGCGCTTTCCCTCCAGCGTCTCCTGAATGACCTGCCGAATATGAGTCTTCTTGAAGGTATTGATCGCCTTCTCCATCTGGGAATCAGAAGTTGAAGCAACAGCGATATCTACACTCTCGTACATTGCCTTGAGAACCGACGGAGATGCTTGGGCAACGACTTCCCTGTCGGTGCGAGCACCCAGACCTTCCTTGACCCCGAGAATAATCGGCTTGAATTTGGGAAGCATCGAAAGAACTTTGACGAGTGTCTCATTCTTAGACTTGTAAGGGTTCAGTCCTAGGAGTGAAGCAACTTCGGATGCGCTGAAACGAGGCTTCATAGTATTTGTTCTATACTTTTGCAAGTCCCGGATGTAGATCCGTTTTACGCAAAACATCTGACGTAATCTGGCCCCGTACAATTTTGAGATGACACAATCGCTGTAAAGATAGGATCACATTCAGGATTGGACGCGCGTGCCATTCCACGAGGTTCAGGTCCAAACTCATTAGTAAGTTTCTGAATGCGTTCCTTCACAATCTTGGCTTCGTCCGAGTCTTCGGTCTCAAACCACGGAGGTTCTGTCCAATATGATTTTAGTTCGGCGAGTTCTGATACATGATCAATGTAGACTGAACTATCCAGATGACGCGTGATAATCGTGTCTTCCTTCTCATAGCTAGGATGCTCCCACATAACATGCTTGTGATAACCCCGAATACAACAGGAGAAATAGAATTCACGGTTCTCACCTGCTCCATTCTTTGCAGCAATTGACAATCGCATATTACACTCTTCCCATGGATGTTCATTCAGAAACTGGATCAATTGCGGACTCGCTACAAAATCAGCATCCCATTTAAACTTCCAAGGAAACTGGGCTTGAGATAGGCACCAATTGTAATACTGAATAAGACTGTGTTGAGAATCGCTATCTGTAGCAAGAGTTTCGTATCCCGGACGAGAAATAGCGTGTTCGTAGGTCAGAATACGGATGTGGGAGTTTTCGGACGCAAGTCGTTCAGAGATCTCCCTGCTCCGATCCGTGCATCGATGGAGAATCAGAATAATTTCATGGGGAACTTTGATACTCCACAACGAGCGAATGGATTGTTCAAGAACTGCTTCTTCATTACGTATTTTTACGATGAACGAAATACCACCTGTATTCATTTACATATGAAGTGATGAAACTATGTAAATGGCGATCCGCCTGCACATTTTGGCCCTGCCGCATACCATTACGAATGACGATTTTAGCCATTGTGCATATACAGGCAAGGTTTTGCGCTTTCCCGAGATGATGGTCTCTCGTGGATTTGAAGTGTATCATTACGGAGTTGAGGGATCAACAACAAAGGCTACAAAGAATGTAGAGCTTCTGACTCGAGCAGAGTGGGATGAGCTTCGTGTGAAGTCGTATATGATGCTGCATCCTGAAATTTCGAGGGAGGATGCGGAAAAGCATTTGATCGATCACACATCGTTCATTGGTGATCTAGGAAACTGGTCGACTCCTCTGTATCAGACATTCAATGATCGTCTACGCCCGCTTCTTATTGAGAACTATCGTAGTCCCAAGACGGATATTGTCTGCCTTCCGTTTGGTATTTCTCACGATCGGGCCCTTGACGGTCTACAGATGATTGTGTGCGAGAGCGGAATTGGGTACAATGATTCGGTACGTCAGTACCGTATTTTTGAGAGCTATGCATGGATGCACCATGAACTCGCCAAGTCTGGGAAGTGGGGACAAAATTACTGGTTTGTGGTTCCCAACTACTTTGATTCGAGGCACTGGCCTCTTTCTCTCACACCCAAGATGAACACTGTAGGATTCTTTGGGCGTATCTACGAAGGTAAGGGATGTCATATTGTGGTTGAGATTGCTCGTCGGATGCCACATGTTCGGTTCATCCTGTGTGGCCAGGGCAATCCGAAACCCTACCTTGTGGAACCAAATATTGAGTACAAGCCGCCGATTTCAGGGGTGGAGCGCGGGGAGTACATTGGATCTCTCTGTGCCCTCTTGGCACCCACAATGTTCATTGAGCCCTTCTGTGGCGTTGCGGTTGAATCCCAACTTTGCGGAACTCCAGTTATGACACAGGACTATGGTGCTCAAACAGAAACGGTGGAGCCTTTTAAGACGGGGCTTCTATGCCATACCCTACAGGATTATGTCATGGGAGTACAGCTTGCCATAGACGGTAAGTTTGATCGTACCTATATTCGTGAACGTGCCGTACGTTTGTACGACATGTTCAATGTAGGGAAGAAATACGAGTACGCATTCAAGTCCATTATGGACGTTCACAATGGAACAAATGGATGGTATTCTGGCGACTCACATATTAGCTGTCTTAAACTCACCGAATGAGAACTAACCTCTACGTGATCGAGTGGTACGCCGCCGACGTCCACCATCGGGTTTGACTGGGAGTTTCGATATCACAATATGAATTCCCTTTTCTATGTAGAGGTTCGTCGTTCCACTCTTGTCTTCTTTCACGCCATATAGCTCGTGGGATGTATCGCTCTCTTTTGATTCTTCGTATTCTTCTGGGTGCTTCATCTGAACCGCAGAAAAAGCCGACTCATATGTAGAATACGCAGATGGATAGACTTCACCATCTTCAGTGATGACATAGACGTACATGTCTATACTGTTTATATAGACTGAATAAATTCCCACTGTAGATACTCACAAATCTTCTTCCAAATCGTATCGTGCTGAATCAGGCGATCGCGGGATTTAAGAAGCGGGAAGTGCACCTTATACTCGTCCAGCTCCAGCAACTCCAAGAACTTGTAGATGATGTAGGAATACGACAGGAAATTCCGACGTTCATCGGGACAGTAAAGAAGGTACGGAGCCTGTACTTCCTGAAACATTGCCCGGATCTTATCTTCGATCTCCGGTGTAATTGTGGGAGGAGGATTCCCATTCAAGCGGCTTAGAATGTGGGCGGCATGCTCGTAGTACCGATTCCGTCCCAGCTTCTTCAGAATCTCACGGATATTCTGTTCAGTCAGAACAGCGATGTTTTCGATACGCCGCTTCTTGATTTCACAAATCACTTCATTCATCACATCTTCTGGAATTTCTGTACTCTCCTTTGCCTGAAACTGGTTCAGAATCTCGTTCAAGTGATTCTGCTTCTTGTAGGCATAATTATTTCGCTCCTTCGGAGGATCGCGGAAACTGGGAAAGTCAGAGACAACGAGGGCATACTCTTCTGATCCACACTTGGGGCAGACGAGAATACCTTCCGACGTGATTTCTTCACGGGGCACATTACACGGTGCACAGTGTTCAGCCATCTTTTTGATATTCTCTATGTTCTCGGCAATATTCAGCCCGTTGGAGAGACCCCGGCGGGCAAGGTACTCGTCAAACATCTTCTTCTTCGACGGACCCGCCGACGTTTCTGTGACTGAAAATAACTTATCAAATGTCCCTGGAACAGAAGATCCAAAATCGACCTTTGACACGGTTTTCTTAGTGTTCTGGGCATAGTAATCCAGCATAATATCTCCGCTCTCGAGATAGTACTTCTGAATATCTGCGTGTTCTCGAGAATTAGCAAGCTCAATCTCAAGCTCCTTGTATTTTGCCTGTAGCTTGGATTCGCGCATAGAATCCTCAAAATCAAACGGGCGAAACGGTTTAGCGAGTTCATCGGCGACCTCTTTCAGTTCAAGCTCCAGTTTCTGGATCGACTCCTCTGACGATCGCTGCTGAAGATCATCAATGTGGCGCTCGTGAAGAGAATCGAGTGTTCCAATCTGTTCACGTCCCTTGTGTCCTCCTCCTTCCCGAGACTTCTTTACCTTGAATACATCCGAAGACATACACTCTTATTCAACCTTCATCCACCACGTGTAAATACATATCCAACAAATAAGGCAACTGCAAGTCCAAGAGTTGCGTACGAGAGTGGATCAACATACTCGGAATAGGGTAGAGGGCGCAGAGGTCCTTCGGGCGCACTGAAATTTGCAAACGTCTCGGCGTTTTTCGGAGCCTTGGCTTCAAAGGATGACTGATTCCCTGCGACCTTGCACGGATTCAGATTAAATTCCAGGGACGGTGTCAGGAACTTCGTGTCTGTTCCCTGATCAACACCACTCACTTTATCAGTAACAGGGCAAGTATACGCCTTGCAATCCGGAACTCCATGAAGAATAAGACCATTCATCACCTTCAAAGGATTCATTGCAGCAATGTCTCCTCCTGCTCCAGGAATAAGTCCGTCGAATCCACTGCCCGCTACAGCATCGTGAAAACTCTGTCCAAGAACTCCAGTTGCATCATCAAATCCCAGCTTGTTATTGACATAGGTGTACCGAGACACGATCTTTCCACCGGGAGCCTTACAGTACCCCCCCGTATCTGTGAAAAACTGGTTTCCAACTTTTGGTCCAGTAATAAGATTCCCGACATAGCTTGTGATGGCATTTGCATTCGTTCCGACTTGGTCAAACGTACCGTCTGATGACACACCCTTTGCTGCCGGTGACTCAATAGTTTTTAGGTAATCAAATGACGGACCCAGAGCAGAATCTACTCCGGAATTGAGTGCATTTATAGGATTATCGTTGGCGGCGACAATCGAGCTTTTAAGGTTCGCCCACATCGTGTCGTGTTATCTCTTACAGAGATCCAAATTCTGCAAGCTGTGACTGAAATGCCGGATTTGTCATAATACACGGGCGCTGTTTGGCAATATGGTCAATGAGTTTTGCCATCGGAATACAGAATCGTTTATGAACATAGGCAGCAATCAGGGTTGCTGAACGGTTCATTCCTGCTTGGCAATGGACATAGACTGTACGGCACCGAGGATCACGAAGAAACTTATCCATCACTGCCTCGAATTTCGGGTAGTAATCCCGAATGATGTTTGTTTCGGTGTTATCGGGAGCATTCATACATGCATACCGATCCAGTCCGATCTGGTACTTGACCCATCTCGGGCAATCTGATTCAAATGCACAGTTGACAATATGGGTAATATTGTACACCTGCATAAAGATAGGGCTAAAGTGACATCCGGGTCCCAGCAATATACGATCAAACACCGATGCAATTGGATCGTATACAGGTCCTCGAGATCTACCACGGTAAGGAGAGATAATATCCTCTACCTTGGACATCTTATTGTTTACCATACCTATTTTCCTTAAATGTGCAGCACCGTAACAAGTCCGACCTTCGCGACTACATCCATCAACGAATACGAGATCACCCCCTGTTCAGCAGTGATTGTCTTGGTTTCCTGGAGATAGTAGACAATCGGGTACAGCGACCATAATGCGACTGTCAGGTAGATAGCAGTCTTGTTCTTCTTCTGGGATAGCAGGATGTACAAGATCGGAATGAACGGGATCATTCCGTACCAGAACCATGTAATATCGTCCTCTTTGATTCCCTTGTATCCTGCGCCAATCATGAGAATATCAAGACCAATTGCAGCCGCAATCGTGCTCATTGGAGACCCATTCGCAATTAGGATTGACGCGAGCATGATGGGTGTGGTCAGAATCCAGTCAGCATAACGATAGAACTCGGCATTTGCTGGGTTGTGCTGCATGTACCAGTACGAAACTGCAGCGATTCCAGGAATTACCGATAACCAAGCGACTCCCTGAAATAAGGTATAGACTGCCGAAGTAATCAATATCGTGAAGGCAATAATTTGTGCACCTTCACCATAATTTGTGGCTGACGCAACTCGCTGTCCCGTAAAGAACCCGGGTAGGAGAACACGAGGAGCAAATTGGGATATCATCGCAAGGGACATAATATATTATATTAGAGGCTGGAGAAGAGTCTGAAGAATGTAGACAATCACAACGCCAACGGCACCTAGAACAGCTGCGCCGGTGAGCGATACAACGCCAGACCCCGAGTACGTGTTCGGGATGTAGCGGAGGATGATCGACTGGACTGGCGTGAGCGACAGAACAAAGATACCGCCAAAGATCGCAATATAGGTCATGATGCTCTTCAGAACAGACTTGGCGGCAT